GGGGAGGGGTATTTGTAGTTGTTAGGTGTATATAGTACCCACCCAGATACAAAAAAGAGTCATTTTAGTCTTATGCCAAATCCTTGATTCACCTCATGTTTTTATAACCGTTTTGCATTGGCATTCTTATCAGGTAAGGTGGGGGTTGTTTACCACCGAGTATATATATAGGATAGGGAGGGCGGGTTGGTTAAGTAACCCCTTTAATTTTTATGGCAGACAAAAGAGTAGATGTACCCGAAGACGATGGTTTGACTTACAAGCAACGTCGTAAAGCGCAGATAAAAGAAGAGAAGAAGCGCACTAAACCCAGCAGACAAGCATTAGCCGCTAATTCCAAAGGTGGTAGGGGTAAAGTAGGTCGACCAAAGGGTGATGCTACGATAATCAATGAGTATAAGTCGCGTATGCTGGCTTCTCCGAAGTCCAAGCGTGTACTTGATACTATTTTTGATGCGGCATTAGACCATGACCACAAGAATCAGGCGGCGGCATGGAAGTTAGTAATGGATAGAATCCTGCCTGTGGCGGCATTTGAAAAAGATGTCGTGCAAAATGGCGGGAAATCTGCTATTCAGATCAACATTACGGGTGTGGGTGCCGCTGAGGTTAAGGATGTTGGCATGGACTCCAGCGAATTCGATCCCAACACTATCCAACCTACGGTGATTAACGGGGACAACGGTGAAATACTTTAAAAGAGAAGAGTTTAACTGCACGCATACCAACAAAAACGAAATGGATGACGCGTTTCTGGAGAAATTAGACCAGTTACGCGAAGCCTGCGGCTTTCCTTTCGTAATTACCTCGGGGTACAGGGATTCTACCCACCCCAATGAGGTGAATAAGGAAAAGCCAGGGACGCATTCGCAGGGTATCGCCTGTGATATCCGCGTAACTAACGGTGTTGAGCGCATGAATATCGTTCACGAAGCGTTAAAGCTTAATTTCGGTGGGATTGGCGTGGCTAAATCCTTTGTTCACGTCGATAGCAGAGACACAACGCCCGTTATGTGGACGTATTCCTAATGCTGTACACCAAAAACAAGAACCTAACGGACACTTCTACGCAGACAATCGTAGAAATCCCTGCTGGTTACGTTGCTCACTGGAATATGGCGTTCATAGCTAACCTGCATAACTCTACTAATGACATTACGTTGTTTGTAGACAAGCCCAGCCCCACGGCAGATGTGTATATCTACAACGGTACTAACATATCCTCGAAGGAAAACCTGCTGATTGACGGTAATGCCGTGTTTGTTCTACAACCCGGAGACATTATCAAGGCATCTAGTGGTAGTGCAGGTAACGTAGAGGTAGTTGTTACCTTTGACTTGATAGAAGCGTCTCCGGTGTTCAATAACTTCAATGGATCATAGCTTTCTATGAGTGATCTCAATATAGAGCTACTGCCTTGGCAACAAGAAGTCTGGGCAGACGATACCCGATTTAAAATTGTAGCGGCTGGCAGACGTACGGGTAAGTCCCGCCTCGCCGCATGGATGTTGATAGTCAATGCTTTGCAGGCCGATAGGGGACATGTATTCTACGTTGCACCAACCCAGGGACAGGCGCGAGACATCATGTGGCAAACTCTTTTGGAGTTGGGTCATCCTGTTATCGCTGGTAGTCACATCAATAATCTCCAAATCAAACTGGTCAATGGAGCAACCATTAGCCTCAAGGGCGCCGATAGACCAGAGACGATGCGGGGTGTTAGTCTTAAATTCTTAGTTCTTGATGAATACGCGGATATGAAGCCTGATGTATTCGAGCAAATCCTGAGACCGGCACTTGCCGACCAAAAGGGATGTGCCATGTTCATTGGGACACCAATGGGAAGAAATCACTTTTACGAATTGTATAAGTATGCGGAGCTGGGTGATGATGAAACTTACGCGGCCTACCATTTTACTTCTTACGATAATCCTCTGCTTGATAAAGATGAAATCAATACTGCTAAAAGGAGCATGTCTAGTTATGCATTCCGTCAAGAATTTATGGCGAGCTTTGAAGCTCGTGGTTCAGAAATGTTTAAAGAAGATTGGGTTCGGGTCGAAGCAGATCGAGAGCCCCGTGGAGACTACTACATCGCCATCGACCTCGCCGGCTTTGAAGAAGTCAACAAAAAGCGCACCAAAAACGCGAAGCTCGACGAAACCGCGATCGCCGTCGTCGACGTCTCGGAAGAAGGCTGGTACGTCGAAAACATCATCTACGGCAGGTGGACGCTCGACGAAACGGCCATCAAAATCTTCCAAGCCGTAAGAGACTACAGACCTGTATCTGTGGGTATCGAGAGGGGCATAGCCAAGCAAGCGGTTATGTCTCCTCTTGTTGACCTACAAAAGAAGTACGGTACGTTTTTTCGGGTAGAAGAACTAACCCACGGCAACAAAAAGAAAGTAGATAGGGTCATGTGGGCATTGCAGGGCCGCTTTGAGAATGGGTACATCACCCTAAACAAAGGCGAATGGAACTCAAGATTCCTTGACCAACTGTTCCAATTCCCTGATCCTTTGACCCATGATGACTTAATAGACGCATTGGCTTACATTGACCAACTAGCCAAAGTGGCTTATGACTATGAATACGAAATAGACGACCACGACATCTTAGACATAGTGGCGGGATACTAATATGAGCGACCTGTACGAACAAGATCCTTTAATGATTCAAGAATCCTTAGAGGATTGGGTTATAACAAAGTGCGAGAACTGGCGTGATTACTATGAATCTAACTATGAAGACCGCTTTGAAGAATACTATCGGCTATGGCGTGGGATTTGGGATCCTTCTGATAGCGAGCGCCGGAGTGAGCGTAGCCGTATTATCTCTCCTGCTTTACAACAAGCTGTTGAGTCCAATGTTGCTGAGTTAGAAGAAGCTACATTTGGAAGGGGTAAGTGGTTTGATGTCTCTGATAACTTCGGGGACACCTCAAAAGAAGACGTTCTTTTCCTAAGAAACAAGCTTACCGAAGACTTTGAAAACTGCATGATCCGTAAGTCTGTTGCGGAATGCCTTATCAATGCCGCCGTATTTGGTACAGGCATTGGTGAAATTGTCATCGAAGAAATGAAGGAGATGTCTCCTGCTACTCAGCCGTTAATGGACGGCGATCTTCAGGCAGTAGGCGTTAACATCCAAGACAGAGTTAAAGTAAAGCTACGTCCCGTCCTACCTCAAAACTTCTTGATTGACCCTGTTGCCACAAACGTCGATGAAGCATTAGGTGTTTGTATTGATGAGTTTGTTAGCCGTCACCAAGTAGAACTTCTTCAAGAGCAAGGCGTTTATCGTGATGAATACGTAGGGCCAGCGGCGTCTGATACAGACCTTGAGCCCGATCAAGACATTACAATCTATAACGACGACAAAGTACGTCTTACTAAATACTACGGCCTTGTTCCTCGCGAGCTTCTTAGTGACGCAATGGATGAAGAGGTTGAAGAAGAAGGTAAGTATGTCGAAGCTGTCGTTGTTATTGCTAACGGTGGAATCCTCCTTAAGGCAGAAGCCAACCCTTACATGATGCAAGATCGTCCGGTGGTAGCATTCCCATGGGATGTAGTGCCTGGGCGATTCTGGGGAAGAGGCGTTTGCGAAAAAGGCTACAACTCACAAAAGGCACTCGATACCGAGCTTCGGGCTAGAATCGACGCACTAAGCCTTACTATTCACCCAATGATGGCTATTGATGCCACTCGCTTACCTCGCGGCGCCAAACCAGAAGTACGTCCCGGCAAGATGATTCTGACTAACGGAGACCCAAGAGAGGTGCTCCAACCGTTTAACTTTGGTCAAGTCAGCCAGATTACCTTTGCACAAGCTGGCGCGTTACAGCAAATGGTTCAGCAGGCTACAGGAGCAGTAGACTCGGCGGGTATTGCAGGGCAGGTTAACGGTGAATCTACAGCGGCAGGTATCAGCATGTCGTTGGGTGCGCTAATCAAGCGTCACAAACGTACACTGATTAACTTCCAGCAGTCTTTCTTGATTCCGTTTGTTAAGAAGGCCGCACATAGGTATATGCAGTTTGATCCTGAATCTTACCCGGTTGCAGACTACAAGTTTAACGCTAGCAGTACTCTGGGTATTATTGCTCGTGAGTACGAAGTTACTCAGCTAGTGCAGTTGTTGCAGACGATGGGCAAAGACTCTCCTCTGTATACAACACTTATCCAATCGGTAGTAGACAACATGAACTTGTCGAACCGAGAGGAACTCATTGCGGCAATGCAACAAGCGATGCAACCGAACCCACAGGCACAGCAAATGCAGGCACAAGCCCAGCAGGCGCAGATGGCGTTCCAGCAATCTCAGACAGCGGCACTATCTGCACAGGCACAAGAGTCTGCGGCTAGAGCACAAAAGCTTGCGGCTGAAGCGGCAGTAGTTCCGCAGGAGCTGGAGATTGACAGAATCAATGCTGTTACCCGAAACTTGCGTGAAGGCGATCAAGACGACAAAGAATTTGAACGTCGTATGCAGATTGCTGATCGCTTAATCAAAGAGAAGCAAATCCAAGGAAAAGAGAATGCTAACCGACAGAGAACTCCAAATGATATTCCAGAGATTCCAAGGCCAAATGGAGCCACTCCAGCGCCAAGTGCAGGAACTCCAGGCCAAGGTGGAGGCTTTAACCAATGAGCAAGAAGGATCCGCGCCTCGCACGCGTAGGCGTAAGCGGGTACAACAAGCCGAAGAAAACCCCCAGCCATCCCACTAAATCGCATGTTGTAGTTGCGAAAGAGGGTGATAAGATCAAGACCATACGGTTTGGTCAGCAGGGAGTAAAAGGTGCAGGTAAGAACCCTAAGAGCGCAAAGGACAAAGCGCGAAAAAAGAGTTACTACGCCCGGCACAATGCCCAAGACTCAAATCCCAGTAAACTATCTGCGCGTTATTGGTCGCATAAGGTCAAGTGGTAAGAGCTATGAAAGTTAAAGCGCCTGACGGTTATCACTGGATGAAGAAGGGCAAAGAGTACAAGCTGATGAAAGATCCATCCGAAGGCTATAAGCCGCACAAGGGTGCATCTAAGTCAGCAGACTTTGCTATTGAAAAAGTACACAAAAGGTAAGGAGAGTGTTATGCCCGGTTACGGAATGAAAACAACCAAGCCAAAGAAAAAGCCTGCTATGCCTAAGCGTAATGGTCGCATGCTGACTAACAAGAAGAACAAAAAGAAGAAGTAGTCATGCCTAAAACAAAGGCAAAGCCTAAAAAGAAAAGCGCCATACCTGATAACGTAAAGAACAAAGCTCTTTACTCTCGGGTAAAGTCTGAGGCCAAGCGTAAGTTTGACGTTTACCCCAGTGCGTACGCTAACGCATGGCTAGTTAAGACCTACAAAAAACGT